TGACAAGATCTACACCTGCCTGAAAACCGAAGCCGCCAAAGGCCCCGTCACCACCAATATCCCCCTGATCGGGAACGTCACGCTGAATGAAACGGATGTGGACAAGCTCTACACCCTGATCAAGCAGAGTTAGGAGGATCGTATGAACGAGATCAGACACTTGGCCGAAGGGATCCGGGAAGAACTGGACGATGCCGAGAAGTACGCACGAGAGGCCGTCAAGCACGCCGGGGAGGACCCGGAGGACGCCAACACCTACGCCGACCTCAGCCGTCAGGAGCTGGGCCACGCCAATCGGCTCCACGAGATGGCCGTTCGCCACATCGAAAAAGCGAAGGACGCCGGGCTCCATCCTACGGAAGCAGAGAAAGCCGTCTGGGACTGGGAGCATGAACGGATGCTGGATCGCACCGCCCATGTGAAAACGCTCCTGTCCATGATGTGAAGCGGCAAAAACGTACCCCCCTGCTGTGTGCAGGGGGGGATATTTTTATCAAAATATTATTTTTTTCTATTACAGCCGCAACGGTTTCATGGCTTTCTGTGAATTTTCCTCTTGACTTCTGCATACCATAAGTGCTATATTTTTGGTATGCAAAAGGAGGTGAGCATGGTGCCCAAAAAGATGGGCAGGCCTACGGATAACCCTAAACCCACACAAATAGCGGTCAGATTTGATAGCCCGACGCTTCAAATATTAGACAACTATTGTGAAAAGGAAAAAATAAGCAGAGCCGAAGGGGTAAGGGAAGCCGTTAGGAAGCTAAAAAAATAAGAAGCAGGCCCACCATTCCACAAGCGGCCTACTCCTTATCAGCCCAGAGGTTTCCCTCACGGTAAATCTATTCTATGCCGTCCGGGAGCCTCTGTCAAGTAAAATGATGGAGGAAGTACCATGGAAAAAATTACAATGGATGAAGTTCAGATCAAGCTGGAACAGATCGAAGCCAGCTTGCAGCTTACCTTGGAGGGGATGTGCGGGGATTTTACCGCAGTCGGGAACAGCACCGGCGAAAATGAAAAGCTCCTGTCTCTAAGCGCCTGCCGACGAACCAACACCGTTTACGCCCCTGCCCTTGACCTGATTTGCGACGCCCTTGCCGCCCTCTCGGACCGCGTGGGAAGCGCGGTGAATTAAGGGGGTGTGGGTATGAACGAGATGCAGACCTTTGTTTATAGCGGAGCGGAAGTCCGCACGGTACAGAAAGACGGTGCCCCTTGGTTCGTCCTGAAGGATGTGTGCGGGGTGCTGGGCGTTGGGAATGTGTCTGATGTTTATGCACGCCTTGACACAGATGAAAAGGGGGTCGGTCAAATCGATACCCTTGGTGGGCGCCAAAGCATGAATATTATCAGCGAGAGCGGCCTGTACAATGTGATCCTCCGCTCCGATAAGCCGGAGGCTAAGCCCTTCCGCAAGTGGGTCACCGCCGAAGTCCTCCCCGCCATCCGCCGCAGCGGCGGCTATATCGCCGGGCAGAATGACCTTTCCCCCGCGGAACTTATGGCAAAGGCCCTCAAGGTGGCGGAGCAGACCTTGGCGGAGCGGGACGCCCGCATTTCTTCCTTGCAGGTGCAAAACGCCATCATGGCCCCCAAGGCCGATTACTTTGATGAGCTGGTGGAGCGCAACACCCTCACCAGCTTCCGCGACACCGCCAAGGAGCTTGGCATCCCGCCCCGGAAGTTTACACAATTCCTGTTGGACAAGAAGTACATCTACCGGGATAAGAAAGAAAAGCTCATGCCCTATGCGAATAAGAACGATGGGCTTTTTGAGGTCAAGGAGAGCTTCAACGACAAAACGGCGTGGAGCGGCGTTCAGACCATGGTCACCCCCAAGGGCCGCGAGACCTTCCGCCTCCTGTACCCTTATGTATAAGAACATCCCCCGCCGTCTGGCGGGGGATTTCTTTTACCATTCGATGGGATAACTGCCAAAGAAAGTGTATGTGCTTTGGGCCGCCGCAATTTGGGCGGGTGTCAGCCCAAGTCCGTATACATACGCCCGGAAATCCGCCGCTTTTTCCTTTGGCTTCATTCCTTCTGCGTTGTACAGTTCCCGGTACTTGTCCAGAATCGAAATAGATGTACTCACACTGGCTCCAGCTTCCACAAGTGCCCCAGTAAAGGGGTTCTTTTCCGGTTTCGTGGTGCTGTTTTTCTCTTCCCATGCCTTACCGCGCTGCCGGTCCGTCAGCCCGGTCAGATTCTTCAAAGCCTGTGCAGATTCCACACTGGTTACACTGCCGTTGTTGTCCTTGTCAGCAGTTACCTTGTAAAGGATGTACATATCCGGCGGTAGCACACTGGCAAGCGCACCCTTGGAAAAGCTGCTGTTGCTGGGCTTGTAGCTGCTGACGGCCTGCTTCCCCTTGACGTTGGCGTATTCATAGGCATAGGAAATGGCCTTCGCCTTGTCATCATCAGAGAGCTTCTGATACCCCTTGTTTTTCAGCATGTTCTCAACGATCTGTTTCCGGGTGCTGCCCATAGTCTTGGCGTACTTGGTATATTCTTCACCCGTCAGGTATTTGGTCTCTCCGTTGACCTTGAAAGACTTCTCCGCCGCCGCCGGATAAACGGCGCTTTCTCCGGTGGCCTTCGCCAGCCGCCGGATCTCCTGCGTGGCGGGGCTGTTGTCCTGCGCTTTCAGGAAGCCGGGAGATATGAAGGACTGGAACACCCGCTCCGGCGTTGAGCCGTTGGAGACCTCGTTGCCCCACATATCCACCATGGGCTGAAGCTGATTCCGTGCGCCGGGAACCTTCTTCGCCGCCCCCTGCAAGAAATAGTTCACGTCAGAGGCTACCTGCCCCGTACCCTTTTCCACATAGCTTTTGCGCACCGTATCATCAAATACGGAGGCAACCTTGCTTCCGATGGTGGGGATATACTGTCCGGCGTAGCTGCTGGCCGCCCGGTCAATGAGGTACATAGGCTTGCTCTTGGCATAGCTGATATTGGAAACCAAATCATTCAGGGAGGACAGCATGGAGGTTTCCAGCACAACGTCCTGCATCCCCAGCAGAGAATCCACCAGCGCGTCGAAGGTGCCGCCGCCCTTCTGAACGGATTCCATGATGGCAGCACCAGCAAACAGGGGCATTGCCGCCGGGGTCATCCAGTCCAGCGTGTAGGACTTGTCCCCGATCTGGATGGCATAATCCTGCCCGCCCATGGACTTTTCAAAGGCTTCCTCCTTGTCATCGTCACCGGCACGGACGTGAAGGGTAGCCCCAAAGAGCCCTTGCGCTACCATGTATGCACCCAGCGCCAGAATCCCGGTGCCGGTGAGGCCGGATGCAAGGGAATCCACGGCATCCGCCGCCGTGCATTTCCCGGACTTCACGTCCACCATGGCTTCCTTAATGCCCTTGATTAGCCCGATGGGGCTGTAATCAAGGCCCGTGGTCAAGATGTTGGCCGGTGTTTTGCGGAAGGGGAGGAAGGCGTCTGCCGCGAAAGATGCGGCCCTCAATACCTGATTGTCCCCCTGATACCGCCCCATCTTGGACAGCGCCTCAGAAAGCGCTGTGGTGTTGCGGTAAGTGGCCTTCTGCGCTTCCTCAATGGCGTAGGCCCGTGCCGCCTCTACGTCTGCGGCTCTGGTCCCCGCGTGGGCCTCTGCCGCCGTAACCCCCTTGGCTTGCAGTGCTTGGGCAAAGCTGTCCACATACGCGCTCTTGTTGAATCGCACATCCTCCCGGTCTAACAAGCGACTGTTGAAATCGCCAACAGCCTGAACGCCAGCACCCAGAGCGTCCGCAGCTTTGTGAATAGGCTCTGGTACAATATCGGAAATCTTCTTTGCCAGTTTGCCGGACATCTTGGCGGTAAATACATTGCGCTTTTCCATGATCTCCCGCTCAATACCCGCCGTGGTGGCGTCGGAATACTTTCTGCTGCCCATGGCCGCGTTCTGGTCCGTCTCATACTGCTCCTTGGCAAAGGCTTTCAGATCCTTGTCAACATTCAGGGCCTTTGTCCGCTGGCTCTGATCCTTGATGACCGCCCGCTCGATTGCGGTTCCGATGCCGTTCTTGATCTTCCGTGCACCCATCTGAATGGCGTTGCCCATGATGTTGCGGATGTGGGTGGTGGGGTTGGTCAGCATGGAGGTGTACCGCCAGAAATTGGCCTTTTCCCGGAACGTGCTGGGGATCTGGTCCGCAATGGAGGTGGTGATGGCGTCCCACGCCGCCGCCCGCTCCGCGTCCGTCTCTGCCATCAGGTAGTTGGTGGCCAGCTCGTCAGAGAGGGTGAAGCCCGTTACCTTGTCGATGTAGTCCACCCGTGCGCTTTCCACGTCTCCGCTGTTGGTGGTGTTCTGCCGGGGTGCCCGGTTCTGCCGCGCCGCCCGGTCATTCATCCGGTCTACCAGCCGCCGCAGCGTCAGCAGACGGCCCTCCGGCGTCAATCGGTTCATCAGGTTCATGGCCTGCGTCACCTGTGCGCTGTCATGAGCTGCCGCAGCAATCGCGCAGGTCAGATCAAAGGCAGTTTTGCGGTCGCCTTCTGTTACAGCGCGATTATATGCGTTGATAGCGTCAGCCATATCCCATTTTGTAATGCGCTGTCCCATATCAACCATTGCGATAAACTTGGTTGCGGTTTCCTGTAGTCCGTCACGGTCAAGTTTTGCTTGCGCCAATCCTACCGCGCTTTGGTCGGTTACCACGTCATAATCGAATTTACCGTCTGCAATGGCGTTTTCATACACGGTTGCCATTTCCGGGGAGGTCAGGGAGCTGTTCAGAATGGTGGAGACCGTTTTCTCCACATTCCGCCCGGTATCGGGGTTTACAACGGGGACCTCAGAGGGTGCCCGCCGCTGGTTTGCCTGGATGCGCTGGGCGCTGTTGGGATTGACCGGGTGGAAGTCCTCACTCTTGGCCTGCATGGTGTCAAAGGGCGTGTTCACCGTCTCGGCCTTGGCGTCACCCGGCGTGTCGAACTCCGCCGCACCCCCGTTCTTGACATTTTCCGCCCCCTGTGCTATGCTATCATTAGCATTGAGGGGACGCGTACCCTCAACAGGGCTTGACGCCGCAGAGGAAGCCGTAGGTTCCGGACCTACCAAGCTGGCCTCTGTTGGCGTCAAGTCCATTTTTACAACTTGATGTGTCCGATAATTGTTTGCGCCGGGTACTACTTCAACGTCAAATTTGGCAATATAGCTTTCTCCGTTGATGGAAACTGGCGTTTCAAAGTAATCATATCGAATGGTGGGGCGGTCTTTCCCACTGTGCTGCGTGTACTCTCCGCTGCCGACGTAGGTGCCGTTCTGCACAACCTCTGAAACATTTCCCAGCAATGCCAGCTTTTCAGGAGTTAGCTTTGTGTCGCTGATGACCTTGCCGAGAACCTTATTGCCAATGTCCACCGTATAAGGCTGCCCGTTAAAGGTCGCTCCCTCTACAACAACGCCCTTTGCAGGCTTGAAGATGCTCTTATAGGCATTCTTCAGTGTGCTCTTAAAGCTCTGCACCGGGAAGGACGATTCCAGCCCACGCGCCCCGGCAATACTGTTCTGCGCTCGGGTCAAGGCTTCGCTGCTCACCTGCACCGGCGCTGTGTTCTGCCGCTGTGTCTGGGTCGGCACTTCGCCCTTGTAAGGCTTCTTGATGGTAGTCGCCTGACCCACCCGAATATTCTCCGCCGTCTCCACACCGGGGGCGGCGTTTTGCGTGCCCTCTGCGGCGTTTGCGGGGGTGGGGGTATCAATACCCTCCCGCGCCTCCGGGCGTACCTCCTGCGTGGGCTGTGCGTCCGCCTGACCGTTTCCACGCTGTCGGATGACGTCAACGCCTGCGCCGATGCCGCCCATGGCAGCGCCCACTGCCGCGTCATACAGAGCCTCGCTCAGATCAAACCGGGCCGAGGGGTCATAGGTGGCCCGCTGCAAAAAGGGCTGGGCATAATCTTCCAGAAATTCTTCTCCGCCCTCGGAGATCATGGAGAGGGCCAGCCTCCCGGCGGGACGCTTGGCAAGGTCGCTCATGACCTGAACGGCTGTGTTTTCGCCAAATTTTGCGATCAGTTTGCTGGCGGCCTTCTCCGCGAGGCCGCGGCCAAACGTCTTTTGAAACAGCTTAGAAACGTTGGAGATTTTCTCTGTTCCAAGGCTCAGCGCACCGCTCCCCAGCCCGTAGGCAAGCTGCTGGTTGTAGTTGGCCCCGGCCTGTCTGGCCCGTTGGGCGCTGCTCCCGGTGGAACGGGCCGTCATCAGGGCAAGACCGGCACCGGGGATCACGGCGCTGGCTGCTACGTCCCCCGCCATCTGCACACCCTGAACGCCAAGATCCACGGCGAACTGGCCCACCGGCCCCAGCCCTTCCTTGGCCTGTGCCACATCCGCAGCGGAGCTTTGGGACAGGCGGTCCGCCTTCTGATACGCCTTGTCCGCCACCGCCTTGTCGGACTGCTCCACCGCCTTTGTGTAGCCCTCGTGGGCTGCGATCCGCCGCTTGGCGCTGGCAAGGTAGCCCTGCACCTGCTTCACGTCCGCCGCCGTCATGGCCTTGCCGTTGGCCCACTTCACGTCCCGGAGCATCTTCTCATACCGCTTCACCGCGTCATGGTCGCTTTGCAGAGAATCCCCGGCGTTCTGGTTGGCGATCCGAGTGTTCAGCTTCCCGGCCCCCTCTGCCAGCACACCGCCCAGATTTGCATAGCCGGAACCGGCGGACTTCACCGCACCAGTCACAATGTTTTTGGTCCGGCTGCCAAGGTTGTTTTTGGTGGTGGAAATAGGTGCCTGATATACGGACGGCTGCCCCTTCCCGGACGCGATCACCTTGTCGAGGCGCTCGGAAATGGAGTTGGACGCCGCTTTCTTGGCAGTCTGAGTTGGGGGCGGGGTCGATGTGCCCCCGCTCCGGATCACCGCGTTCAGACGATCTTCAATACTGCTCATAGTCCCTCCTATTTACCACCCAAACATGGCTCCGAATGTTTCTGCTCCGGCCTCGTTGATTTCCTCGGACTGCATAGCCCGCTTGACTTCACTGGCAAGTTCCGCGTTGTTGGCTCCACGGGAGAACATGGCTTGGAGTTTGTTCATCTCTGCACCGTATCTGGGTCCATATACACCCGCAGCGGAGTTCTTGGCAATGGTAGCGTAGTTGGAGCCGGTGGCTGTCACGCCCGCGTTGTTGGTCTTGGTGGCGGTTCTGCCGCCGCCCTGATACTTCGCCCATGCCTGGTCAGCCGTCAGGCCGCCTGCGGCCTTCTTGGAGTTGGCCCCCCACTTGCCGTCCTGAGACACGCCGTAGTATTTCTGGAGCTGCTTTACCTGCTCATTGGTCAGGGAACCGTTGGAGTAGCTTCCCTTCTTTTTGCCTGTGCTGCCGCCGCCGGTTTTGGCAGTGCCGGTTGTTCCCGCCGTCAACCTGCCGGTGCCGTACAGGGAATCATAGGCCCCCTGCCCATAGTAGTAATCGAAGGCGGAGATCACGTCATCCGTCACGATACCGTTTTTCAGGGCAGACTGCACCTGACTGGCGGTCAGCGTCGGCTTTACCACGGTGCTGCCGCCGGAGCTGCCGGAGCCGGAACCGCCGGTCTGCCCGCCGTACTTGGCGTAGAGATTCTGCTGGCGGACGTATTCCTCATACAGGGCGTTTGCCAGCTCCGCGTCTCCCGTGGCCTCTGCCTTGGCAATGGCGTTCCGGTACTCCGTGTCAAGCTGGCTCCGCTGAAGGTCGATGGCCGCCGTCTTTTCCGCCTGCTCCCGGTCGATCTGGGAAAGGTTCTGCTGGAGAACAACGTCCTGTGCCAGCGCCGCCTGTCCGGTGGTGCCGGTGTTCAGGCCGTTGGCAACCGCCATCTCCTGAAACGCGCCACGGCTCAGGGCGTTCTGGTTGGCCGCGCTGTTCCGGGCAATGTCATATACCGGCGCGATCTGCGCACGGCTGGCGTCCAGTGTGGCGGTGTTCTGCTCGTAGGCGGATTTCAGCGCCGCCAGCTCCGCCGCCACCTTCTTGGCGTACAGCTCTTTCAGATAGTCGTTGCCGTCCCCGATGTCAAAGCTCATGCCGGTCTGCGATGTGGAGAAATTACCGGACGGCGTGCTGCCTGCGTTGATGTCCGTGACCCGCTGCTGCTGGCTGTATGCCGGGGTCCCGTAGCCGGGTGTCCCGGCCTGCACGCCGCCATTCTCCGCCAGATAGTCCCCGAAAGACTGTACCTTGCCGCTGGCCTGTGCGGAAGGGGAAGTATCCGTTCCCATGAGATAGCGGTAATAGGCCAGCTCCGCGCTTTCCGGGCTGTTGTCAAGCCCCAGCCGCCGCCGCAGATCATTCACGGAGGAAAGAGCGCCGCTGTCCGTCACATAGCCGTTCTTGTCGATGGTGTAGCCGTAGCCCGCCCGGATGGCGTTTGCCGCTTGGTTGGCCTGATCGCCGGTAATCTCACCCCGTTGCAGGCGGTTGCGGATGTCCTGAATCTTGGAGCGATCCAGTGCGGACATCATCTCATTGTCTGTCCATGCGCCGCTTTTGCCGTAACTGCCGTTCCCGGCGTTGATGTCCTGATGAGGGGTGTAGTCTGCCACGCCCTTCACGGCCTTGTAAGCATAGCCGTCATCGTCATAAAACACGGTATAGCCGTTGGACACCTGCGCACGGCCTGCCAGATCCTGACGTCGGCTCATGTCCGCGCCTACCTGATAGGTCACGCCGCCCTGCTTGTAGTTCTTCACCTCGGAATTGCTGGTGGGCATCCCGTAGATACCTCCGCCATTGTCATTGCGGGTATAAGAAACCCCGCCGAAGGTGCCCTGAGAGCTGCCGCCGGAGCTGCCGTTGTCCTGCCGGTTGCCGCCCTTGTCATAGGTCTGGCTGTACGTCTTGTCGGAGCCGATCATGTTCGGCTCTCTGCCGCCGTACTTATCGTTGATCTTGTTCTGGCGCTCCTTGGTCAGCCGGTCCCGCTCGGAGGCCGACAGGTCCGTTCGCTGAAGCTCCTTGGAGTAGTCTTTGTTTTTATCGTAGTACCCTGCCATACTTGGCCCTCCTTATCCGTCCCAATCCGAGCGGGTTTCCCGGACGTCGATGTGGGTGAAATTCTGCTTTGCATACACGCCCACACCGCCCCAGTCTGTCATCAGCTGTCTGGCGTAGGCTGCCACCGCTGCCGGTTTCTGTCCCCGCACGGTAATGTCCGCCGCCGTGCCGTAGCAGTGCTGGCTGTGGGCCACGCCGCCGACCTTGGTGTTGTACTGCGGCGTCCTATACCCACTGTTGATGGTCACAGCCGCGCCGAAGTGGCTGCGGATGCTTTGCAGCACCATCACCAGCCGGGGCGCTACCAGCACGGCATCGGAGCCGTCCTTGCAGGCAAATTCTTTCACTTTAAAATGGGTGGACAGCTTCTTGCCGCCGTCCTTCGCCTTGGAATAGGCGTTGATCTCTACCATGGGTTTTTCTCCTTCCGGCTCACACGCATCCCCGCTTTTCAGTTTCCAGACGAGGAAGAACGGGATCACCCGCCCGTCTCCGGTAAATCCCTTGCCCGTCGAATCCATGAAGCAGGTGCTCCCGCCGCCGTCCATCATAATGGCGTTGTCCCAGCCGGACGCGGCCAGCAGGTCCCGGAGCTGTTCCGGCGTCCGCCGGTCCTTGCTCACATAGTAGGCGAACCGCCCGTTCTTGGTGCCGATGGCCGTCCGGGGAGCGCGGTACTTCATATCCGCTCCGCAGTGGACGGGGTTGATCTTCTTCCCGCTGATAATGAGGTGGACGCACTCCATGTAATTCCGGTCCCCGTTGGGCACGGCCTTTACGCCGAAGTCCGCCGGGGTGTTCCAGCTGATGGCCCACGCCCGGTAGTTGGGGGTCTTGTAAACCTTACCGTCTGCCTTCAGATGGCAGGCCGGGGTCTGGTTCCGCAGGAAAATGGAGCCATTGCAGATAGCGTCCCCGCCCGCCTCCGCCAGCATCTTTTTCAGGTTGGCCGTGGTGGAGCGGAGACGCCGCTTATTGAAATAGATCTTCAAAAATTGGAGATCGGAGAGCGGGACGGTGCCCGCTCTCGTGCTCATGTGTGAGCCTCCGTATTTTGTTTCCCCTGATCGCTGGCTTGACGAATGGCATCCAGCATATTTTTAATAAAGGCGGGGTAGGGGATCCCCATCACTGCCGTATTCTCCAAAATTGACAATCCCTCGTTGGCGATGAAAAACATACAAACAGCGTCACGGGCAAAGTCGCTGGATGTGGCCTGATCCAATAATGCCCCCATCCATACCAGCGCCAGCATGACGCACTTCTTCGCCAGCCCCTTGAACCCAGCGTCGGAACTCAGCGCCCCGGTTTTGCTTTTGCCGGACTTGTGCCAGATGGCTGCCACCAGCCAGCCCGTGGCGTAATCCAACGCCATAAAGCAGATCAAGACTTTGAGAGCCACGTCCCAACCTCCAAGTGCCTGGGCGATGGCGGAGCCAGCCGCAGCCAGCACCGCCAACACCGTATTTTTGATGTGTAAAGCGTTCATGGTGTACCTCCTTTCGGTGGTCACCCCCGCACGGCCTTCACCGGATGACCGCCCTCGTCAAAGGTGATGCGGTAGTGGCCTTCGGGCACCCAGATTTCCTCCTCGGTGTTGGCCTTGGCAGGGTTGTACCGCATATAATCATGCAGATGACGCACGTCGGCGGATTCCCCCTCATTCGGGATGAAGCCCTCTTTCATCTCCTGCTCCGTCCAACCGGCCACGCCACCGTCGGGCTTCAGGTGGAAGTTGGCGCCGGCCTCCTTCAGCTCCTTGTTGATGGTCTCGATGGTCTTTCCGTTCTTCTTGCCCTCGTTGATAATCTCAGCAAACTTCTTTTCCATAGTGTTTCTCCTTTCGTAGTCCGTAAAATATGTTTCTGCCGCCCCGCGGCTGGGTTATTCAGTCCATTCCACCCATCCGTCCATGTAGACGTAGAGCTTCCCGTCCTTGCGGTAATAGGCGTTGTTAATGAGAGGCACGCCCTCCGCGTATTCAATGGGGTTCTCAGCGCTGGTTCCAACGGGGTTTTCCTGTGCGACGTATTCCTTACGCACCAGCACATCCCCCACATAGGTTTCCACCCAGTTCTGCCCTAACTTGTCGCTTTGGATGGTCTCCGTGTGGATCAGGTCAGTAATAGGCTGGATGGCCTCCCCGGCGTCCACTTCACATACCTGCGCCCCATCCCGGAAAAGATACGGTGTCCCACGGTACGCCACGCCCTCCGCTCTCCCTGCGTCCGTCAGCAGGTACACCCCGGAGGTGTGTACCCGGATGTAGTTGACCTTCTCAGTCAGGTAGCTTTCCCCTTGCGGGGTGGTAATTCGATACATTAGGCAACTCCTTTCAAAAGCATGGTGGCTTCGTCAAACAAGGCGGTGGAGGGAAGAACCAAAGCAGGTCGGACGCCATCAGAAGTTTTTGAAAGGCCTGTATCATATCTACCACTACTTGTAACGACGAACTCTGCGCCATTGCTATCACCCACTGGTGTCCGGGTCATCCATTGTTGATCTCTACCGTTTAATTTGGCGGTGCGTTTATTGTCGGCCGCCGTTCCGGTGCCGGAAATAAAGTATTCCAGTTTTGCCCCGTCCACATTAAATAAGCTGTAATCGCTGGTCGTCCATCCCACTTCATAGACACCCAGCAGGAACGCTTTAACACTCAGCCCGTTCGCCCCGCTATTGATGGTCGTATCGCCACCGCCGGTGCAGTACGGGATCTTCACTTGCTTCACGGCAGCCTGTTCCGCGCTGCCCAGCGTGTTGAAGAATGTGCCGTTCAGCCATGTGTTGATAGCGCTACGGGTGTATACGTTATCGTTCGAATAGGCCCACTGTCTCTCACTGTGAATATCTTTTCTCAGCAGCCATGTTCCATCGCAGCTGCTGTCGTACAGGCTGGAATTGCTGGGAATCCCCTGATTCACCACCAGATATTCAACCGCCGCGCCGCCCTCCATCAGCTTCACCACAGACCCCACTGCCAACGTCCCGGCCTGAATGCCCGTCACCGGCGCCTTCAGTGTCGGCACAATGCCGCTCATAATCACTCTGCCCATTATGCCACCTCCTTAAAAGCAGAAGGCAAACGCGACGCCATATGCACTGCGTGCGGTGGCAGCGTCGGCAGAGCCGTCGCTGTAAATTTCGCAGAACTGCTCGGAGGAATCGCCACGCGGAGAGCGCTCCCACCAGGTGCTCGCGCTACCGTTGTAGTTCTTCACTCGGCTGTTGCCCGCATTGTAGTAGGCGTATCGCGATCCCTCACCGCTCCTGGAATAGCTGACGCTGCCGAAAATCTCGATTTCACTAAGCAGGAACAGTTTGTCCGCCGTGGTGTTGATGGTGTCGCTCCGGCTACCCTCTGAGGTCAGCTTGTTCACATCCCGGATGCCGTTCTGCACCTCCGTCGGCATCAGCGCCAGAATGGCAGGCAGGTGTGTGCTTCGCATGGCGCAGCTCGTCCAGCCGCCGTTGTTGGTATTGTAGCTGTTCATGGCTTTCAGCTCGCCGTAGCAGTCATGCAGCTGGAAGGTCAGCGGAGCCTTGCCGCCGGATGCGTAGGTATCGTGGTTCTTGCCGATGATGTCCACCTGATAGCTTTTGCCGCCGATGGTCATGGCCTTGCTGTTGCCCACAAGCCAAGTCTCCGGCACTTGGGTTTTATGGCAGGCGTCAATAATCTGCGCCCACGTATTATCCGCAAAATTCGCCTTGTACGTCACCGGCGCCGTATGCACCTCGCCCTTCCGCAAAAATAAACAGTGTCCCATTAGGCCACCCCCTTTAAAAGCAGAATGCAAAAGCTTCACTATATGCGCTACCGGCACCAGTGAAATAAGTGTCGCCGCTGCTATAGACGCAGCAAAAACTTGTGGAGGCTCTGGCATACGGAGAGCGGCACCACCAGCCATACGCGCTGCCGCTTAGGTTCTTCACTTTGCTGTTACCGGCTTTGTAGTAATCGTACTGCGTTCCCTCGCCGCTCATGGAGTTTTTGATGCTGCCGAAAATCTCGATCTCCGAAAGCAGAAACAGTTTGTCTGCCGTGGTGTTGATGGTACTGCTCCACCCACCCGCCGAGGTCAGTTTATTCACTTGCTTGATACCGGACTGTATTTCGCTGGGCATCAAGGCAAGGATGGCGGGCAGGTGGGTGGTTCTCATGGCACAGCTCGTCCAACCGCCCGCGTTGGTGTCGGAGCCATTCATAGCGTAGATGGTTTCGTAGCAGTCGTGCATCTGGAATGTCAGCGGAGCTGTTCTGGAACCGTCGGAATAGGTGTCGTGGTTCTTGCCGATGATGTCGATGGGATAATTTGTGCCGTTGATGGTTATGGTTTTCTGACTGCCCACCACCCAGGTGTCCGGTACCTCGTTGTTGTGACATGCCTCGATGATCTCAGTCCATGTGGCGTCCGCAAAGTTGGCCGGGTACTTCGACGGAGCCGCCATGCCGGGATTGCCCCCCGCCACGATTGCAAAGCCCATCAGCTCACCTCCACCACAATGGGAATGGACACCGTGTTGGCGTCCCCGAAGATGGTAAACTTGATGCCGCCGTCATAGGTCTCTGCGTAGCCGTTGGTGATATAGGTCAGGTACTGGTTTTCCGCCTCCACGAACGCCGCGTAATCATCGCTTGTCCCACTGCCGGTGTAAGCATGGTCCACCGTGGCCGTGTGGCTTGCCAGCACGCCGGGAATCGCCACGCTCTGGGTCTTGACCCCGGTGTTGCTGTCCTCCACCCACGTAGTCCCGATGGTGGCGGTGTAGGTCTTGACGGAGCTGATTTCCGGCAGCTGCCTTGCCGGCACCTTGCCGTCCGCGCCCAAAGATGCCACGCCGCCCGCCGTGCCCTTTGCCGTAGATGCAATGGCTCCGATGGCGTCCGGGGTAATGGGGTCCGCCCCGTCTTCCCCGTGCTGGCTGGCGTGTTTCCCCGCTGCCTTGCCGTCCCACGTGGTTTTCTGTTCGGCGGTCACGTGGATGTCGCTGTTGCCAATGTGCCCCGGCACGTCTTTCAGCGCCGTGTTGAACGCCGTCTCCGTGCCGGAATACCCGGCTTCCGCGGCAGTCTGGTAGGCGCTCTTACCGTCTGCGCCCTTCACGCCTGCGGGACCTTGGGGGCCCTCCGGTCCAACGTCGCCCTGGGGACCCTGTACGCCCTGAATGCCCTGCTCACCTTGCGGACCCTGTGCGCCAGTATCGCCCTTCGGGCCTTGCACACCTTGCTTGCCTTCCGGCCCCTGCGGGCCTTCCGGGCCTTGCAGCTTGCCAACGCTTACCCAGTCCGAAGTAAGCTCGGACCAGATGTAGCACTCCCGGTCTGCTTCCACCATATACATCTTGTCGTTTCCGGCGGGGATGGCGTTCCGCAGCGCCGCAAGAGTGGGGTAAATATCCTCAATGTAAAGGCTGGTTCCGTCCTTGCCGGGAGCGCCTGCTGGGCCCTGCGCACCAGTGGGGCCCTGTGCGCCTGCGGGGCCTTGGGGACCTGCGGGACCCTGAATGCCCTGCGCACCCTGGTCTCCCTTGGGGCCCTGCGCACCGGCCACGCCCTGGATACCCTGCGGGCCTCTTGCGCCCTGTGCGCCCTGCTCGCCCTGTACGCCCTGTGGGCCTTGGGGCCCGCGCACGTTTACGCTCTGAGGAGGGGACGTTACATTTTGCAGGGAGAAGGACATGACGCCGTTAATGTCCACGCTGGGGACGATGGCGGGTCCCACCGGGCCCTGTGCGCCGGTGGCTCCGGTCTCGCCGGTCTCGCCCTTGTCGCCTTTTTCGCCCTTGTCACCCTTTACGCCGGTGACCACGGTCACGCCGTTTTGGTCTGTCACCGTGCCGTTGGTAAACTGCATCCGGCTCCGCTGGGGGAGGGCTTGTCCGTCCGGGCCGATAATCAGGTGGCCGGAAGAACCTGTTGCCTGCCAGACCTTGCCGTCCGTGCTGACCTCCAGCACCTTGTCCGCGTTCAGCCGGATGTACTTGAATCCGGCCTCGTTCTGCGGCAGCAGCACCGCCGTTTCCACGCCCAGATTTTCCAGCGCCGGGATCAGGGTCTCGTTCATGTAGGTCTGAATCGCCTTGCCGCCCTCGTCGAACTTGTTTTTCAGCTCGGCGGAGGTCATACCGCCAACGTCGTTGGGTTCATCGTCCAGCGCCGCAATGATCGCCATGTTTTTGTTGAATTTCTCAATCGCCACAGGTTACACCTCCGTTTTCGGCACTTCGCCGGTCTCGTTGATTTTCCGCTGCAACTGGCCGTATCCGGCCCCGCCCCGAAGGGGGACCGCTTCTTCCTCGGTAACAGGCTGTTCGCCCTCTGCTCCCGGCTGACCGCCCATCATGGCACGTTCCTGCTGCTGGAGGGCTTGGATCAGCGCCTCCTTGTCGGTGATCTGTCCGGCGGGCAGCCGTTTCAGATACTCCACCGTGGAGATCTTGCCCTGCATCAGCAGATTGTCCAAGGTCTGCATGGCAGCAATCTCGCTCCAGTAGGAAGCCGCACCCGCATCCAGCCCAATGGTGAAGGGGATCTCCTTCAGGATGGAGAAGTCAAAGGGAACCACCAATTTGCTGTTGTCATAGGGGTTGGAGATTTCCACATACCGCTCTCCGTAGTATTCGCCCATGAACTCCATGTAGATGCGGCCCAGATCCTCAATGCTCTGCAAGAGGTTCTGTTTCGTCAGCTCCATGGGCGTTGCCGCCGCCCGCTGCAAGGCGATGATGGCGGAGGTGTTGTCCGGTCGAGTATCGCCCAGCGCCACGTCCGATGCGCCCAAGAACTTCTGCGTGTAGCTGATGGCAATGTCGATAAACTGGCTGATCTGGGGGGAGATGCTGGCGGGGTCAATGATCTTCGCCACGCCCTCCACACTGCCGTTTACCGGAATAGCCCCGCCGATCTTGTTCGTCCACTTGGATACCTTGGTGGAATCGTATACCACCTTCGGATAGGCCAACGTCATCAGCGAGATCATGGACATAGCGAACAGCTTATTGACAAAGATCTGGTTGGGCAGCAGACCGGTAATCATGGCCTGTCCGTGATAGCAGTCCTGCACATAGTCCCAGTTCATCCACGTCAGGGGATACAGCTTGATGCCGAGGTCCAGATCGTCCCGGATCTCCGCCTGCCGGGTACACTCATAGGCGTGGACGGTGCCGGTCTCGTCATCCTTCCACAGCCGAAGCAGCACCGTCACCTTGTTCCCGCTGCCGCTCATGGAATCCATGTAGTTGTTGCCGCAGTCCTTGTTGTCCGGCTGGATCTCGTCCGGGTCCTTGCCGTACCGCTTGGCCCGCTTCCGGGCCTCGCTCAGCAGCATCCGCCGTTCCAGAATGATGTAGGGCTGGCTCTGCACGTCCCGGTTGTTGGGGTTGCCGAACAGAACCTGCGTATTCATCAGGACTTCCGTGCGGATGGCTCCCTTGCTGGCCTGTCCGGTCTCCGCCGTATCGTCCCAGTAGGTATACATACAGCCGTCACCGTCCACGGCGGCGTTTCGGGTATACTCCCGGATGCGCCCGCCGAGGCTGTTGTGCTCAGAGATGGACGCGAACTGATCGTTGAGAATGTCGGCCACCAGCTCCAGGGTCTGCGTGTTCCGCTCCCCGCTGGAGGACATGGCCCGCGCCCACAGCTTCAGATTGTCCGTGGAGATATTCGCCACGGAGAACAGCACCACCCGCTTCAGAAAGTTAAATACGGGGGTGGGGAGGCCGTTGCTCTGGACGCCCTCCCACTGCTTACCTATGAAGAAATTTTCGTTGGTCTCCACGCAGTCATAGAGGTCAATACCACTGTTGAAGCTGATGCCTGCACTGTATTCCTTACCGACCCGCTCCGGGGTCATCGTCTGTTTGCTCATGGGTTCACCCCTTTATTTCACATTTCCGGTATAGCGGAGCTGCACGTCCGTCTCCAGAACCGTTGCGGTAGACGATGCCGATTTGCTCTTGAATACCAGCTTGTAGAAGGTGGCCTTCTTCACCTTCATTTTCACCCGCCGTACCTGCGGCTTTCGGTTGGTGCCGAAGGACCAGTGGGCGAAGTCCGCATGGGCAAAGGTGGCCAGACCGGAGGACACGATTTTCTCCGGGTAGTCGCTGCGGCGGTTGGTCTCCACCGTCACATGCACCCGCGCGTTGCTCTCCGGCTGGATCGCCACGAAGATCAGCGGGCTGTATTTCAGCACCCAGTCCCGGTCAAAATCCATGGAGCCGGTGGCGGCGTAGGCGTCAATGTCCTTGCCGTCATCGTTCCGGTACTGCCGGGAAATATGCACCACGCCGCCGTCAGGCCGGAAGCCGTAGGTCTCAAGCCCCACCTCCACCATGGCCCGGAAGCTCAATCCGGTGTAGAGATACCATGCGTCCGCACCGTAGTTCAGGATCAGCGCCTTGTCTCCGTACATCCACCAGTATTCCTGCGCCGATTTCCGGTTGAAGGTCCGGGTCTCTTTCATGTCAAAGCCTTGCAGCGTCACTTCTACCCGGTCGGAGATCCGTTCCGCGTTCCGCTCGTCAAAGGTGATGTTTCCGCTGGTGGATACGCTCCGCCACCGATACACCGCCTGATCGTCCAGCGTCAGGGGGTTGTTCTCCAGAATGTCCACCTGCCCCGGAGCCTTATTGCCGAACTGCCGGTTGACAGGGGTCACGTAAAACGCCGCCGTGGTGACGTCCGTAGCCGTTACCAGCGTGGAATAACTCATGGAGTAGGTGGCGTCCTGCTTGAATACTACCAGCCGTGCGTAATGGCGCACCATGCCGGTGATAGGCGTGTTGGCCTCGCCCACCTCCGCCTCGTACAGATCCGGGAAGTATTCCGCCGAAGGCTTACCTGTGGCGGAATCAATCCCGGAGTAAATGGTCTTGTTGGTGCCGTCTCCGTAGAGGAACACGCGGCTGTCCGTCTGGCCGTTGTAAAGCTCGGAGAAGCGCATCCCCGTTACCTGTGCCCGTTCTCCGTTGCCGCTGCGGTAGATCAGCTCCAGCGTGTTGACACCGGCAGCGGGGGCAGGGGTAATGGTAAAGGTCCGTGCCGTCAGGTCGGAGGTATAGGTCTGCGCCGTGTCCCCGATCTTCACGGAGATGATCTCATCCACCGTCTTTTCCGGGATGTGGAAAACCGTCTCCTTGCCGTCGGGGGAATACAGCACCTTACGCTTGCCCGTCAGCCGGTTTACGTTTTCCAGCAAAAACCCACCGCCCGCAGGCGTGGTGGCGTTCATCACCGTAGGGATATAGCCCTCCACCGCTGCAAAGCTGCTGTTCTCCTTGCCGTCCCAGCTCATGTACTCATGGCCGTTCAACAGATAAACCTTGTTGGAAAAGCCGAAGAACGAGGTCTGATCCTGTGTGCACTGGCCCACAACCTTGGTTGTTGCTGCCGCCGGGTCCAGAGAGAAGATCAGCCCGCCGAAGGCGGCAAGGGTCCGCTGCTTGCTGTCTACCACGCCCTCCCACGCGCCGGAGAAAACCGGATTTGCTGTGGGGGCCGTGTGGCCGTTCTCCGCGCACCATGCGTCCCATGCCGTTTTCAGGTTCAGAACCGTCTTGGTGCCGGGACGCAGCTGCAAGTGCTTCTCCCGCGTCACACGGAAGTTCCGCATCTTGCTCATTTCGCCGTTCTTGATCTTGGTATCCCCGTCCGGGTTCTCGTTCAGGCCCAAAAACTGGCGGATCTTCAACACCTGAATATCGTTGCTGGATGTGATTTGAGCCATCGTCCGGGCCTCCTTTATCCGTAGGATAGATAATCGGCGGTCATCTCCCCGCCCGTCATCACGTCATCGTAGTCCTCGCCCTCGTCGAAATCGTCCACGATCTTTTCCACGGTTTTCTGAGCGCCCAACACGCGGGTGACACAGAAATACCGGGCAGCGTCGCAGATATGGGTGATCTCATGGGGTTCCGTGGCGCAGTCCGAGGGGTTTTTCTCGTCATGCTGGATGGAGGGCAGGTTGCGGATCAGGCCCACGCAGTTTTCTGTCACCAGAAGTCCGGGCCGGTCCGTGTCGCTCTTCATGGGCTTCAGCAGCTCCTTGACGGCCATCCAGCCCTGAACGCGGTTGTTGCTGGCTTTCAGCAGCCCCAACCCGTACTGCGCGAAGATCTCCGCCATGCTACGACCGCTGTCCTTCTGCCGGTTCCACATATCCGGCGGGGCAATGGTGAATTCAATGTGCTCTTCCGGCGGGGTCAGGGCATTTGCCAGCTTTGCCGCTTCGCTGACGATCACTCCGCTTTGCTGTACCTCCCGGTACACATAGGCCCGCCCCTCAAAATCCACCGCCACCCAAAGGCAGGCGAACATATCAAGGCCGTAGTCGAACGCCCGGTACTTCTTCCACTCACGAGGCACCCGTACAAAAGGCGCGATCACATGGGTTTCTTTGCGGAACTCCGGGAAGAACGTGCCTGCCATGGCGTTCCAGTCACCGTAACGCCACGCCCGCCGCACATCCTCCGGCAGCAGATCCAGCATTTGCTTGTACTCCGGGGACGCCTCCAAGAGCTGGGGGTTATCGTCCACCGTGGCGGGGATAAAGGTGTAATCCTTGGCCTTTTCCCCCTCCCGGTACTCCCGGTCCACGAACAGCCGCTTTACCCACAGGTGGCCGATACCACCGGGGTTGCAGGTCAGGTACATCCGCCGGGGGAACTTCGTCGCACCGCGCAAACACGCGCCCAATGTGCGGAACTGGGATTCCGAGAACTGAGTGGCCTCCTCCATGAAGATCCAGTCAAACTCAAGGCCCTGATATTCCTGATCGTCTCCCGCGCCGTAGTGCCCGAACTTGATAACGCTGCCGTTGCAGAAAAACATCATGCGCATACTGCCGTTGTAGCTGCCCACCTCCGGCGGGATCAGCTTTTGCATGGGCAGGATGATGTTCTGCTCCAATTCCGGGTACTCCCGGCGCACGATCAGGATCTTGATGCCGGGGTAAGTGAGCGCGCCGCCTGCCGCCTTCCGCAGCAGAACGTGTGTCTTGCCGCCGCCTCTGGCGCCGCCGTAAGCCGTGTACCGGCTCCGAGACTGGCAGAACTTCTTCTGCTTGGGGTTCAGCGTCCCCAGATCCACCTGCACCGTTCCGCCTGCTGTCTGTTTATATCGAGGCATAATCGCTCCTTATATCTGGTGGACGGGCCGGGTTCATGCACCCGCTCCGTCCATATATGGGGGAAGGGGCCGAAGCCCCCTCCCATGAGATCACTCGTAATCCTTGGTGCCCTCGCTGCCCACGCAGCCGTCCTTAGTGCCGATGGCCCGCATGGTCTGGCCTTTGGTCAGGGTCACAGCAGCGGTGTAGATCTGGGCGGTGTTGGAGTACCGGGGGTTGGTGCCGTCGGTGGTGTACTTGAACACCACGCCGGACACGGCGGTGATGCTGACGGCGTGAGACGCGATAGACATCACGGGTGCCGCCAGAATAGCGGCATTGCCGCAGACAGCCACGCCGTCGCCCTTGGCCCCCAGCACAAAGCTGTCATAGTAGGTCACGCCCTGCACCACAGGGCCGGAATAGCCCTTCACCTTGGGCAGGATGTCATACTGCGCCAGCTTCACGGGATCCACGGTGCTGCCCTTCCACTTGATGAAGAAGTACACGCCGGCGGGCATATAGCGGTCGGGGATGTTCTTCACCCGGCAGCCGTCGTACTGGCCCACCACGCCTCTGGTCAGGGCCTCCTTGGCAAGGCTCTCGGTGCCCAGCCAGGCGGGATCCTGCTTCAGCAGCTTGTAATAGCTGGTTGCAATGTACAGGGTGCGGTTCTCCATGGGCACCAGGGCGTTGGTCATATCGGCGTTCAGGTCAATAATCAGGCCGCCGATGGTGCTCTTGGTGGGGGCGGTTGTCTCCTGACGCTGGATATTAGCGCCCATCACCCACTTCTTGATGCGGTGGCGGTCCATGTTGGGGGTGGTCCGCTGCTCCAGCTGACGCCGCAGGGCGCGGGAAGCGGACTTCTCAATGGCCTGATCCGTCTGATCCACCGCGTCGATGGTGAAGGAGAAGGCGGGCTTCTGCTCGCAGGTCATCTCCTGCTGAGTGTCGCCCAGGTCATAGGTGGTGCCAAATCGGTTGTCGCCGGTGTTGGTGTACTCGGTCTCCGGCACGGTGTCCACACTGCCAACGACAATGGTCTTGCTGTTTGGGCCGGTCCAGGTGTATGCCTTACCGGCATCGTCGTCGGTGATAGAAGGCTTAGAGAAAGCCTCCGCGATCTTGGTTGCGTATTTAACGGCGTAATTGATAGCCATGGTTCAAAACCTCTCTTTCGTCGGTCTCCCCGGCGATGCAAAGGCTTAGTCCCCCCAGCCCTCCAGGAACGGGTCCTTAGACTTCAGCCCATCACCGGCGCTTCTCATGCTGCCGGTGGAGCGCTCCGCGTTCCTCTGGTTCTGCTGTACGGAGGCGGTCTCCCGCTTGGCGTCTGCCGCGTCCTGCCGTGCCTGCTGCACGGCGTACCGGGCGTAGGCGGCTACTAGAGAAGAGCCGTTCCGCACGTCTGCCCAAACCTGAGGCGGGATGCTGTTGGGGTCCTTTGCTGCCTCTGGGAATGTCTGTTGAAATTCCTGAATGTCCGCCTGCCGGCGGCTTGCCGCCTCGGCCTCGGCCCGCTGGGCCTGCGCCATGGCGTCCTGCTGTGCCTGCCGCTCCGCTTCTGCGGCGGCCACAACGGCCTCCCGGTCCTCAAGCTCCACGGAGCGCCGCGCGTCCGCTTCACTCAGGCCCTCAGCCTGCTTTGCCTGCGTCCGGAGCATGGAAATGTAGTCCTTGGTGTTCAACCCCTGCTGGTTCGCAAAGCGGTTGACCATCTCCATCACAGGCTTAAACTCGTCATACTGGCTGCGGATGCGGTCATAGTCCATGCCCTTCTGGGCCAGTGCCACCATTTCCGCTTCGTTGGCCTGCCGCACCTCGCCCATGTGCCGCAGCTCCCATGTCTGTGGCCGTGCGTCCACGGTCTCTGTCTCGGTCTGCTGCGTCTGGGCTGTCTGTTCCGCGTCTGCGGGAGGCTCAGTACCCTCTTCCGGCGTCTCTGCGCTCTCACTGGGGTCCTCGACAGGCGATTCCACGCCGCCGCCCATCGGCTCTGCGTCCACTTCCGGCTGGTCTGCCGCTGCTTCTGCTTCGCCGTCCCAGCCATCCAAAAAGGCGTCCGTGGTCTCGGGCTCCTGTTCGGGGATCTGGTTCATGTTTTCGTCCATATTGGCCTCTTTCCCCGGCCTGGTCTGGCCGGATCTTTGTATTTTCAAAGCCTGGTCTGGCTTTGATGACAAAATAAAAAACGAGACCACAAGAAACGGCTTTCGCCGTTCTCATGGCCTCGTTGGGCTCTCGTTTTTATTCGGTTTTCAGGGGGAAGGGGACGTCTGTATCCAGCTCCCGCCCCTCAAAAATGGTGGGGTAGTGGCTCACCTTGCATCTTCGGCAGTAAATCGGCGTGTTGTAGATCACGCTGCCCGGTTCGATGTGCTGAAGCGCTTTCCCGCAGATAGGGCAGCGGTAGACCCACGTCCCATCTACCACCATGCTCCAAACTCCCCGTGTTCAATGCCGCCGTAGAGGTTTTCCACGTCACCGATCACGCTGGGCAGGCTCTGGCGGCACAGTTCCAGCTGTTCCAGAAACGTCTGCCACAGAAAGTTGGCTCTGCTGGGGTCCTCCTCCAGCAGCAGCAGACCTGCCAGACCGTAGGGCAGCGCCCCGGTGCAGATCCGCTCATCCAGCGCCACCTCGTCCGCCATATCCGCCACCTTGGGGCAGATAGGCCGCTTGCCGCCCGCCGCTTCCAGCGCCTCCCGGTAATTGTCGCTGTACGGGAACGCCCGGTCTAAAACGCTGTTCAGCAGGGAAACGGTCCGCAGCTTGTACTCCTTGGTGTCCGCCGTGTCCGTGGAGCCGGTGGATTCGTTCTGGGAATCCATCAGGTGGATGGCGATGTCAAAAATCTGCTGTACCGTAACCGCCATATCACACCTCCCGCCCCTTGAGGCTGGCTTTCATGGTGTTCAGATCGTAGGTCATCAGGTTGTCAATGCCCTGTTCCACGCTTTTCTGCCGGTCCGTAGGCTCTTCCGCCTCCGGCTTCTCCGGTTCAGTGGGGGAGGGGGCTTTGATCTCCCGCAGCAGCCGCAAAATCAGCACTGCGCATACGGCGGCGCCTATGCTGGCCGCACCGCAGATCAGGGATAAAACCAAAATCAGGCCGTTCACCTCGCCGCCTCCTCACTTGAAGTCGCTTGCGTCCACGCCGTCCCCGAAGGTCACGTTCACGCTGATGTCCTGGCGGGTCTCCTGCTTGTCCTGATAGCCGCCCAGACGCTTCTGCTTGTTCAGGAAAATGCCTCGCGTCACCATGCCCTTTTCCTGGTAGATGGGGCTGGTGTCAATCTGCTCCTGAATGCGCTGGTAGGCCAGCCGCACGTAGTAGCTCATGACGCAGCGGGGATCGGTGATTTCCTCGTCACCCGCTTCAAAGGCTTCCACCTGCGCTTCGACCACCTCGGCCTCCCGGCCATCGTTGTAGTCATAATACCCCTGAAGCCGCTGAACCGTCCATCGCATCGCATTGGCAAGGCCCGCCTCGCTGTATGCCTGCTCCAGCCGGTCCTGCACGTCAAAGTATTCCTCGGACTGCTTCAGGAACGCCTTGATCCTATCAATCGTCTGTTTCCTGTGGGCCGCGGCGGCCTTCTTGTTCATGTTATCCATGTGCGCCTTGCGCTCTTCCGCAGTGGGATTTTTCTTCTGATAAGCCATGCCCCGGCCCCCTCTCACAAAAAATTCTGGTGGTTTCGGCAGGACTTGAACCTGCGCATACCTCCAGGTGCGGTGCTCTACCAACTGAGCTACGAAACCATGCTCCGGTGGGTTGTTCGGACCCACCGGGCAACAGGAAAGGAACTGAAGGTGAAAACTGGCGTCTGACATAGGAGGCAGGCGGGTTCTATCCCGCCAACTTCATTCAAGCATATTTCGTCAAGTGGACACAATGGGTTTCAGTTATTTTCGTAATGTTCTACATAAAATCCCCCGCCCCCTTTTTCCGCCACCCCCAGAGGGAGCACCGGCATAGCTTCCCGCAGCTGCACTGCAAGTTCTTGGAGGGGGAGAGGGGATGTGTGTATATAGCCCTATACCCTGCGCGAGAGACACCCCCTGTTTTTCCGCTACCCCCCTAACCCCCTGCTCTCCGGTCTCTACCTCTGGCCCCCTGACCCCCAGCCGGTGAAGCCTCGGCCCGTCCTGATGGAATCAGCCCCCAGCCGGAGCAGCCAACAGGAATTGCCCGGGCCGGGCGAGGGAAATACACAGAATCGACACAGCAACAGCCGAAGCCCAGCAGCCACAACGGAAATATTTAATGGCCCCTTAAATCTCGCCGGAAAAGGGAATTGCCGCAATCTCGTAATAGCTCCGAATACCTCGCAAATGCTCCGTTTTGCTCCCGTTTTCTCTCGTTCTCTCGCGTTTTTTATTCGTTTCTTCTCCCTCTTACGCTACTCTCTCAATAGAAGCTAATAAAATCTAACAAGAATCTAACAGAAGCTAATATATATCCAAGTAATATCTAATACACGCTCACTCTCTCACTCTCTTATTCTCTCCCCCCTATAGTCCCCCCTCCCCTTCTCTCCCTCTCTCACTGCCGCCGCCCCGCCCCCGCTCACAAAGAGAAAAGCGCCGGGGGTGTTATCCCTCGACGCTCTGTCGCTCGTTACAGCTTGTCCCGGATGGCCTCAATGACCCAGGCGTTGACGCTCTGGCCTGCCGCAGCTGCTGCCGCTCTGATCTGGGCCTTGCTGGGGTCGGTGCCGATCCTCAGCTTGACCGTGACTTTCTCGTTGTTCTCGCGCTCCCATTTGAGGGAGGCTTTTCGCTGGGCGTCGCTGGTCCTCAATTCCTTGTGCTCCAATGGCTACACCTCCTTTTGCGTCTTATTATATCGCATAGGCGCGTATAAGTCAGCCTGACAACATGCACAAAAAAGTCCGCCTGATACTGTGCGAACCTGCCAAACCTGCACGAATTTGCAAAAACCCCCTTGACAGATTGTATCAGTCCGCCTTATAATCCAGGCAACAACAGCAAACACGACAACGCCACAGGCCGACAGGCCGGAAAGGATAACACAATGACTACTTACTTTATCAACTGCAAGAACCTCGACGAGCTGAAGAAGGCATACAAGGCCGCCGCCATGAAGAATCACCCCGACATGGGCGGAGACACCGCCACCATGCAGGCCATCAACGCCGAGTATTCCGCCCGGTTTGAAGTCCTGAAGCGCAGCCAGAACGAGCAGGCCGCCGAGGACACCACCGGACGGACCCACGCCACCACCGAGAGCGCAGGCGATTTCATCGCCATCATCGCGGCCCTGCTGAAGCTGGACGGTCTCGAAATTGAGTTGTGCGGTCGCTGGCTCTGGATCGGCGGCAACACCAAGGAGCACAAGGAAGCCCTGAAGGCTGCCGGGTGCCGCTGGTCATCCACTAAGAAGCTGTGGAGCTGGCACCACGCCGAGGAAGGCCAGCGCTGGCACAAGGGCACCAAGACCATGACAGAGATCCGCAGCAAGTACGGCAGCACCACCTTTGCCCGTTCCACAAATTCCGACGCGCTCCCGGCTTGACCGGGGCGCGCCACCACCTGAAAGGAGAATGAACCATGATCCAGATCAAAAATATTTTCGATAGCCTGCGCGACGATGTTTTAAGCGGCAAAATGACGCTGAGGGAAGCCGCCGAGGAACTTTACAGAAGCGGATTCATGAACTTCATCGACGAGGAAGCCACCCGCCGCCGGTTACATTTGGCCGACTGACACCACCGCCCGCCCCGGAGGTAACGAGGGCAGAAAGGATCCCCCATGTTTATGGTTTACTTCAAAGGCCCCAGAGACAAACAGCATAAGCCGATGAGCCTTAACACCGGCGAGCTGTTTAATCGCCTCGTTTATGCGCCCGTCTACAATGACGATTTTCTCCCCGCCGTTAAGTCATGGATCGACCTGAACAAAAAGAACGCCCCGGAATGCTCCATCCAGTGCCGCGCCCCCGGTACATCAAAAATTCTTTACGCCTGAAAGGACTTGCTTATGAGCTATCTTGACCTATTCCAGCGCTACGGCAACCCCAGCCGGGAAGCGGAAATACGATTGACCGCCTATCTGCTCCGGCCCGACGCCCTGACCGCCGACCGCATCAAGCCCAACGATGACAGCGCCGCCCGGATGATTGCCCGGTGTAACGAGCTGATCGACCAGCTGACCGAGTACCGCGCAGCTTTGGCGGAGCGATACGCCGCCCTTGCCACTGCCGCCTACCGTGACCGGCTGGAGCTGACCCGTGACCCCGGTTACAGGGGTAAGCAGGTAATCTACTTTGTGCGGATCGTCCGCACCTATGAGGACGGCACAACGGAGCGCATTTTGGACGAGAAATATTTCGGCACGGAGCGCCGGAAAGCCTTCGCCCGCTTTGCGGATCTGAAGCACCAGCGCCCCGGCATTGAGACCATGCAGGACACCGAGAAGCGCAGCTGGGAGCGTTGACAACCGAAAAAGAACAGCGGCCCGGAGCCATCCGAGCCGCTGATTTTTTATGCCGTTTTCGCCATGCTTCACAGTTGCTTCACAGTATAGCCGCAATCCCTTGCCATTCCTCAAATCATGTTACAATTCCGTTACAGTTTCCCTCTCCACCACAAAACACCAATTCACGCAAAATTGCCCCAAAAAACGTTATATATCAACGCTCTTAGCCGCTTTCTAAGGCTGCGTATTTTCGCTTTTATTGTGGCGGCTTTGCGTGCGGTTCGACACAGAATCTACACACTTTGCGCCGTTTGTTTGTTAAGATCTTTCCCCCGCCGCTTTCGCCCTGGAAAGATGCTCGTTGACCTGCCGCACGCTGTCGCTCCGGTGGTTCTTGCGCAGGTTGATATAGACCTTTTCCATGACCGCTACGCTGTCCCCCAGCCACTCCGCCGCCGTCCGGGCATCCACCCCGGCCTCGTAGCAGATCGTCGCAAAGGTGTGCCGGAAGCAGTGGGGGGAGACTTGCGTTTTTTCCTTCTGTTTCCCGTTGTCGGCGGTGATTGTATCCATCAAACCGGCATCCCGGCAATATTGCTTCCAGTATTTGGCAAGCTCATACGCGGTCAGATACTTTCCGGTGTCCGGGGACGGAAACACATAGCCGATCTGGTTTCGCGGCAGCATCCGCGCCAGCTCGTCAAAGATGGGGACATCCCGCCTGCCGTTCTCGGATTTCATGTGGTCCTCCAGCAAGGGCACATTGGCGTTGTCATAGTTCAGCTTTTTGCACACATGGATCACCCCGGCTTTCCGGTCGATGTCCCGCCATGTCAGCGCTAACGCCTCACCCCGGCGCAAACCGGTGTACATGAGGAAATACCCCAGCAGCCACCACTCGCCCCGTTTCTCTCTGGCCGTGGCTTCTACCTTCGCTTCCTGTTCTTCCGTTAGCGCCGTTCTGACCCGGTGCTTCAAGCCCTTTGACTTGCGGACCTCCGCCGCCGGATTGATGGCAAGCCCGCTTTCCGTTCTGCGGTTGATGGCCGACCGGAAGATCAGCTTCAAAACGGAGATCTCAAGCTGCACCGTGTCCCGGGAATAGTCTTTCTTCTCAAACTGCCGGATATAGGCCACAATTTCCTCCGGCGTGATCTCCGCGATCCGCTCCGGCCCAAACCTTGCCACCAGCCGCCGCATGGTGTTTCCGTAGTTGCGATAGGTCGCGTGGGCGACTTCCGTTTCGATTTCCCGATACCAGTTGTCCGCCGCTTTGGTAAATGTCCATCCCTTTTCGGCTTCGTCCCGGTATTCCAGGATCTTCCGATCTACCTCCCGGCAGGTTCTACCACGGAACGCCTTCCGTTTTCCGTTCACTGTCCGAATGGCTTCAAATAGCCCGTCCGGTCTTTTGTAATACTTCTCCTTTTTCGCCATTTTTCCTTTCCTCCTGTTGCATCGCCAGGGGGATCGTGCTATACTGTGATTGATCCTCCTTTGGCTTTGTCGTGATTGCGATTGGTGGGTTTGCCGTCTGAGTGTTCCAGCACTCAGGCGGCTTTTATTCTATGTAACGGATCGCGCCCCAGGCCCCGTGAGTAGCGTCCAGATAGAGCAGCAGCAGAAAAATCAAAAGGAACGTGAGAATCCCGAACAGGACCCGCTTCTCCCTCTGCTGCTGGCGGATCAGCCGCCGCAGATCGTCAATATGCGCGGCGTAAATGCCCCGGTCATCGTCCTGTTCGCTGTTCCGCAGCACCTCCAGAATCTTTTCGGCCACATCGTCCGGCGGTTTCGCCGCGCCGGAAATGTAGCGTGATACCATGCTTTCCGATGCATTGCATTGCTCGCCGATTTCCCGCAGGGTCAGCGGGCTTTTCATGCGCATTGCCCGTGCTTTTTCAGAAAAATTCACCGTTTCCCCTCCTTGAAAGTTTTTTGCAAGGAAAATCCTCCCTTTGAATTGGACTTTCTTGCTAAATGGGTCTATCGTTCTCATAGGCCCACTCCCCTTTCCCCGGTCCCGCTTCTTCGGCGGGCCGGGGTTTCAAATAGAAAGGAGCATCCCATGACAGACCTTGAGATCCTGTTGGCATTGCGTTCCCTGTCCCCGGAAAAGCAGGGGCTTGCTATTCAAGCCCTGCAAGAGCTTCTATTATCGCAACGATCCGCTCCCGGTTCTCCGGCGTCAGCTGATGTAAAAGCTCAATGATCCTCTTATCATCTTCCGCCAGCTCGCCCTCATTCGTGGGGGCGGGCTGTTTCTCACTCATGAGTTCCGAAAGCTGGCAACCGAACAGGTCTACCAGCGAAGCCAGATAATTCGATCTGGGAATGTTCTTCCCGGCGCACCAGTCTGATACCTGGGCTTTCGATACGTTCAATTTTAATACGAGATCGCTTTGTTTCAGGTTCTCCCGGATCATCAATTTATTTAGATTCCGTGCGAAAACTGCACAGATTTCTTCTTGCCCCATTGGATTCACCCCTTTTTTTGTTAAATCCATTGTAAGTCATTTTTAATCGAATTGCAAGAACTATTTTTCGTTTTAACCTAACTTTTTGCTTGACATCCCTTTTCGCCGGTGGTATTATAATGTTAGATTAAATCGAACGAAAGGAGTTCACGCTATGAGCTTTCAAGTTACCCTCCGCGCCGCCCGCGTAAACCGTGGAATGAAGCAGACAGACGCCGCAAGATCCATTGGGGTCAGCAGCCGCACAATTTATAATTGGGAGATCGGCAAGCGATTCCCCCCAGCGGACAAGCTGCTTTCCCTCTGCGATCTTTACGGCGTCCCCATGGACAATATTTTTATACCCAGAAAGTAAGATTTAATCGAACACCCTGCCTATTTTCCACGCTTCCGTCGCTCCCGATACCACGAAATCCCTTCTGCAATCGCCGAAAGCATCGGCCAAACAAAGAAGATGAATACCGCCGCCCAAAACGCGATCAAGCCGCCAATCTGGCTTTTCTTTGGCTCCGGTTTCGGCTTTGTTTCATTTTTCCGTTCGACCGGCGTTCCGTCCAGATAATAGAGGCCCTTCTCTTGGCCACTGCTTCCCGAGTTCCACCCTGTCCGGTCATCGTAGTCATACGGGCACACCCCGTCAATGTGCTGGTGTGCCGGGTAGCCGTGGTGATAGTGGTATTCCCCGGTGCTGTGGTTGTAGTGGCCTCCGTTGGCATCCGTCCGACCGGGGTGAGCCGATGCACTCCCAATGCACAGCGTCGCCGCCAGCACCAGCGCCATCCATTTCCACTTTTTCATTTCATCCCCCCCCTGAGGTGCTATTTATGCAAAATTCTCAAAACGATCTCAGCGATACCGGAAATGTGCTCCACGAGGATACCCAGGATGAACGTTATAAGCGGTACAAGCACCTGTGCTATCGCAATCTTCTTCTGAAATCGGCGTTCGCGTTCCTTCTCGGCATCCTGTTTAGCGCGTTCCTTGGCGGCTTGATCCGCCGCTAACTTCTTTGCGTATTCTTCAAATTCCCTCTGCACCGCATATTCCCCCCTTACACCCAAACATACACCAATTCACACTAACTTGCAATCACGAAAAGGAGAATCAACATGAAAGAACTGAAAGTAAAACTCACCTTCACCGAACCCATCCTCGGCACGTCCCCCGCCAACCCGGAAATCTACCGGGAGTTTATCGGCTCTAAGTCCCCCGATGCCGCCACCGTGGAGGAGGAAGTTTCCGCGCTGGGCGCTGATGCCGTGGCGGAAAAGGCCATGACGGTGTTCCCCCGGATGGAGGACGGCACCCCGTTCCTGTATGACTACCAGATCAAAGGCTTTTTCAAGGACACCTGCGGCGGTCTCCGCAAGGTCAAGGGCACGGCCAGCGAGAAGATCAAGGCTTACAAGAAGGAAATCGATAAGCTGATCTTCCCGGAGCCTCGCGTGATCCCGTTGGAGTTTGACGGCCCCGTGGGCGAGTGCCAGCGCCCCCTGAGAGCGCAGACGGCCCAGGGCGAGCGCATCAGCCTTGCCATGAGTGAAGAGATCCCCGCAGGCGCTACCTGCGAGTTCCGGGTGACCTGCCTTTGCGACGATCATGAAAAGGCCGTCCGGGAATGGCTGGACTATGGCCGCTTCTCCGGCATCGGCCAGTGGCGGAACAGCGGCAAAGGCCGGTTCGTCTGGGAGGAGATCCAGTAACGCAGCGGAGAAGTCCCGCGGCGCTAAGCAATGGAAATGCGGGGCTGGGCAAGGCCAGGAGGCGCAAAGCAACGGAAGCGCGAAGCTACGCGGTGCGTCGGCATGGCAGAGCGCAGCACCGAGACGCGACGCAACGGAAAAGATGTGCGACGACGCATAGAGGCGCTATGGAATGGAAGGGCCGCGAATCGTTCAACAATGCAACGGCAAGGCATCGCAGAGAGAATCATTGCAAAGGATTAGCCAAGCATTGAATCGCAGAGGAATGGCACTGTTAAGAAATGTTGAGCAAAGGCTATGCACAGAGGCGCAAGGCAAAGCAATGGAAGAGAAAGGCGGAGCAGTGTGTAGCATTGAATGGCGATGGAACAGCACCGTTTTGCAATGCAATGGAATGGCGGAGCGCCGTGTAGCTTTGAAACGCAACGGAAAAGCGCAGAAGGGCTCGGCAGTGCGGCGGCTTAGATTCGCTGCGCACCGCACAATCAATCGCAATCACGACAAAACCAAAAAAGGAGGCCCCTATGGAACATCCCGCATATCGAGACAATCTGGAACAGGTTCTCGCCTTTTCCCATGGCCGCAACCTCTTGAACATCAAAGAGGTTCTGGCCTTCACCGGACTGAAGGACTACCGGGCCATTCACCGGCGCTTCACGTTCATTGACGGCTACATCTCCGCCGCCACGCTGGCCCGCCAGCTTTGCGGAGGTGCCAGAAAATGAGCAAGCTCAACCTCTGCGGCTTTAAGCCAGACCCAAAGCCGCCCGCGCCGCCGGAGCTGGGTGCCCGGTGCAGTCTCAGCCTTTGCCTGGGCGACGCTGAGCACCCAACCCGCACCGGCACCGTTTCCTACATCAACATTCCGCACCGCTGGTTTCTGGTCACCTTCGACGGCGGCCTGCGCCAGTGCTATCACTTCGGGGAGGTTTAATTATGGATACAACAACGTTCATCTTCGTGCTGATCGGCGCATCCACCGCCGCCGACTGGCTTTTCAAAATCGTAGACATGATCGAGAGGAGGCCCCGCCATGAAGCGCGCTAACCGCACCCGGGAGGAACGCCGCCGGGACCGGGCCGACTTCTCCGCCTGGGTCTCCTTCGGCTGCTTCCTCGGCTTCCTGCTCATGGTGCTGGCCCACATGCTGGGCGTGATCTGATGCGCAGACGCCGTGGCCGGATGGCAGAATTACCGCCCTGCCCCCGGTGCCACATGTACGGCGGTAAACGGATGGTAGCCCCCGGAAAAGAGGACCTGTTTTTCGTCCTCTGCGATTCCTGCGGCTACCGCACGAAAAAATATACGGACATCGCCCATGCGGTCCGTGTCTGGAGGGAGACCCAACTATGACCAGAAAAACCTATCCCATCTGTGCCCACTGCGACCATCCGATGAACCCCGCCGCAGAGGATGACTGCGACCGGATGTTCCAGCTCCCGAACGGCGAGCTGTATTGCCCGCCCTGCTTCAAAGATTACCTGCTGGATAAGATTGATGGCGATATGGACCTGTTTGCCGACGCCCTCGGTATCCCGGTCCTGTATACGGAGGGCCCCCAATGCTGACATTTGACGAGGCCACCCACACCTACACCCTTGACAACATTCAACTGCCCAGCGTCACCGAGGTCACCCGCTTCTGCGCCTATGACTACAAGTCAGACCGCACATGGCTGGCGGAAGCTGCTGCCCGCCGGGGGACCGCCGTCCATGAGGCTTGCGCCCTCATTGACTACGGCGAGGAACCTGAGGAGACCCCGGAGATCGCCGGATACCTGAAAGCCTACCGCCGGTTTCTGGCGGACTATAAGCCGGACTGGCAGCTGATCGAACACCCCATGGGGAGCCTTGACGTAGGCTTTGCCGGAACACTGGATCGTTTCGGCACCATCCGTGAAAGCCCATTGATTTTAGACCTAAAGACCGGCCAACTCCATGACGCCGCCCTCTCCGCTCAGATGACCGGCTATTACCAGCTGCTCCAGCATGAACGCGGCGGCGTCCTGTTTGCCGAACTCTACGCCCTGAAACTCTCCCCCGATGGGACATATCAGCTTGCCATGGTCACGCCGCGTCCCGGCCTCTTAGGGGCCTGTCTCACCCTCCACCACGCCACAGAAAGGAAGAAACGCACATGAATGAACTCGCCCTGTACCAATACAACGCCGCCGCCCTGACGGTGGCCCCCGTCCCCCGCTCCGGGAATTACACCATCTGCGCCCCAGACGGAACACCCTCCGTCCTGAAGCGCGGCATCGATTTCGGCATGATCCGCAAAAAGAATGGTGACGCCATGACGAAAAACCCCACTCTCTTCAAATCCGGCGCGGAGAAGGTGGCCGTGGCCTACGGCCTTTGCCAGCGCTACACGCTGGAAAGCAAGCTGGAGGACATCGAGCACGGCTTTTTCTATTTCCTCGTCCGCTGCGACCTCATCAAGATCTATGACGGAAAAGAATACGTCATCACCTCCGCTTACGGCTCCGGCAACACCCGGGAGGGCCGCACCGGTTCCCAGTCCCCCTATGACGGCGCCAACAGCGCGGTCAAGATGGCCCAGAAACGCGCCCTGGTCTCCGCCGCCCTGTCCCTCGGCTGCGTCTCCGATATGTTCACCCAGGACATTGAGAGCGACACCGAGGACGGCAGCGCCTACATGACCAACAAGGACCCCAACGCCCCCATTACCGCCGCGCAGGTCAAATTCTTCTATTCTGCCTGTTCCCGCCACGGCCTGACGAAGCAGGAGGCGAAAACCCTCTTGAAGGCCCACGGCTATGACAGCGCCAGCAAGGTACTCAGCAAGGACTTTGACGCCCTGCTGGACGCCCTGGAACCGAAAGAGAATGCCTGATGTTCATTAACGGCTTACCGGACTGCAACCGGGAGGGCGTCCCGCAGAAAACCGGCCTGATCTGTGGCCGCTGCGCCAAGGACGCCCAGATCTTCACCTCCAAAAACGGCACCGTCATTGGCTCCGTCTCCGTGGCGGCCTATAACAAGCCTGACGGCACTACCGTCTGGATGACCGTCAAGGGCTTTGGCTCCATGGGCCGTGCGATCGCCAGCGCCTCTAAGGGCGACCCCATCATCGCTGTGGGCCGCGTAGAACCCCATGACTACGAGGGCAAGGTTTATATCGACTTCATCGCCGAGTGGGCCTCTGTGGGCGCTCAGCGCATCGACGCCCGCACCGCCGCCGCCCCGCCCATGAACAGCAGCGGAGGCTTTGAAGAAATTCAGGATGACGGGGAGCTTCCCTTTTAACAACGTTGCCGTGTGTGTCTAAAGAGTGATGACGGGCGGATGCAAGCAAGCCGCAGCACGATCACCGGCGCACACAGCAGCCGCAGAGAAAAGAAGAACGCCCCCCACACCCCCCTAAGAAGAAAAGATTATATATATATTTATCTCTCTATTGGCAGGGGGAAAAGAATTAGAGGCTGATACAGGAATTAGAAGCTAATTAGAGACTACTACGGAAGTCTTACAGGAGAAGAACATGGAGAAGCAGGACACCCAGCGGTTGTTTAACCTGATTGAGACACTTTACCCCAGCTCCAAGCAGCAGCCCCGCACCCCCGCAGATCTGGAGGCGTGGACGCTGGTATTGGAACCGTGGGCCTATGAGGACGCGAAACAGGCGGTGATCCTCCGGGCGCGGGAAAACCGGTTCCCGCCGGACGCATCCGAACTGGTCCCTTACCTGCCCAAACCGGAAACCCCCAAGGCGAAGGAGGCACCCATGCCGGAGCCGTCCGACGCCTATCTGGAAAAATTCTACGCCAAGGCAGGCGAACAGCACGAGCGCTGGTACGATGCCGGTATCCCTACCCCCTCCGAAGCGAAGAAACAGGGGATGACCTACGCCGAATGGTGCGCTCTGGCAGATATGCGAGGTGTTTAATGGCAAGTAATTTTCGGCTGGACGAGCTGATCCGCCGCTATCCCCCACGGGAGAAGAAGCAGAAGAAAGCCACCAAGGGCAGCGCCGCGGCCACGTATCAGCAGCAACTTTGTTGGGACTGCGCATCCGCCTGCGGCGGCTGCGAGTGGTCCGATCATCTGGAGCCGGTTCCCGGCTGGGACGCCACCCCCACAAGCCGGGTGCTGAAGGTCGGCGGCAAAGGCAAGGGCGGCACACGGGTAGCATCCTCGTTTGTGATCCGCTACTGCCCAAAATTCAGGAGGGACACACGATGATGCGGCTTGTGATCGACATTTACGATGGCGAGGACACGCAGGGAACGAAGGAGGCGGTGGCCATGCTGCTGGAGCCTCTGGGTCGCGTCCGCGTGGTGCAGATCATTGTTGATGGAAAGGAAGAAAAACGATGAAGGTTACATTCACAGTCCCCGGCATTCCGGTGGGCAAGGGCCGTCCCCGGTTTACGAAGGACGGCCACACCTACACCCCGCAGAAAACGCGGGATTATGAGGGCAAGGTAGTCCAGTGCTGGAAGTGCCAGAGCGGGAAAGGCTTTGCGGCGGGCGTTCCGCTGACGGCCACCGTCACGGCGTTCTTTACGGTGCCCAAGAGCACGTCAAAGAAAAAGGCCGCTGCAATGGACGGGACACCCCACATCAAGCGCCCTGACGCTGACAACGTGGCCAAGGCCATTCTGGACGCGCTGAACGGCCACGCCTACAACGATGACAGCGCAATCGCACTGCTGACGGTGCGGAAGTATCAGACAACCGGAGCCTCCCGCGTGGAGGTCACCATTGAGGAGGCAGAATGATGGATGCTGTGGAGTTTTTGAAAACATTGCGCAGAATGTGCAACTGCGAGTGCTGCAACTGCGAGTTCAGGAAAAGGCTTAGCGTGTTTGAAACCTGCACAGCCTGGAGAAAAACCCACCCGGACGAGGCCGTTGCCATCGTCGAAAAGTGGGCGAAAGAGCACCCCATCAAAACCCGCCAGGGCGAGTTCTTGAAGCATTACCCTGACGCACGAATTTTGGCACACGGGTGCCTCAATGTTTGCCCGATGAATGTGTTCTCAGATACAGACATTAACTGCAATGCGCAACCTTGTATTGAGTGCAAAAAGGCGTTCTGGCTTGCGGAGGTGGAGGACGTATGATGACAAAGAAAATTCTTGACGTGACCTGCGGGGGCAAATCAATTTGGTTTAACAAGAACCATCCCGCTGCGATCTACTGCGACGTTCGGGACGAGGAATGCACGGGGATCTGGAATAATTCAGAACGAACCTGCATCGTGCATCCTGACGTGTTGTGCGACTTTACGGATCTACCGTTCCCCAGTAATTCTTTTGCACTGGTCGTATTTGACCCGCCGCACCTTCGGCGCATCAGCGAAAATGCGTGGCTGCGGAAGAAGTACGGGCAGCTCGGAGAGAATTGGCGCGAAATGCTGCATGACGGATTCCGCGAGTGTATGCGCGTATTAAAACTGGACGGTGTGCTGATTTTTAAGTGGGCAGAAACGCAAATCCCCGCCGCAGATGTTTGGGCGGCAATCGGAGAACGCCCTCTTTTCGGGCACCACAGCGGGAAAAAATCGCAGACCTTTTGGGGCTGCTTTATGAAATTGGAAGGGGAATTATGAACGATCAAGACCTCGTAAATGCGCTGCGTGAGCACGCAGAATGGGCGGAGGGGAACCAGTGGGAAACGCCCATTACCCTGGGCGATGATCTGACGGAATCCGCTGACTTGATCGAGGCGCAGGCGAAAGAGATTGACGCCATGCGGAACGAACTGTGCCTGAAATGCGGAAACTACACGCTGGCCCATAAGGGGGCCTGTAACGGATGCCGGTGGAGGATGTAAGAAGATGGAACGATTGACGACAAGAGACACAAATTGCGCAGACCCAAAAGAAATTTATGGTGTGCGGGTAAAGAACCACGATTATATTTCAGCGGCAAACCGCCTTGCCGACTATGAAGATACGGAGCTGACACCGGAGGAAGTGTCCTCGCTGGTTAAAGACTGGAGCGACCTTTGCACGATTGTCGGAGAGTGCGGCGGTCTTGACCGAGTAAGGGCGCTGGCCGAGGCAGACAGAGATGGACGCGTGGTGGTGCTGCCATTTACCAGTGGGCGCACTTTGCTATGCAAGGAAAACATCGACAGTCCGCGACTTATGAAGGATGTAGAGCTTGCAATTCGCTATTGCAGCAGTTGCGGAATTTTATTTCACATGGATTACAATATATTCTGTGATCTGGTGAAACATGGGAGAATTACTGCGGTAAGCGAAGAGGCGGAGAAAGCATTGGAGGCGAAGAAGGATGAGTAAAGCCGTACTTATCAGCATCCGCCCCAAGTGGGTGGAGAAGATCGTCAACGGCGAAAAGACTATCGAAGTCCGCAAGACCAAGCCGAAGCTGCAAACGCCGTTTAAGTGCTATATCTACTGTTCCGCCGGGGGCGACAAGCTGTGGATTAGGGATGCCGTATGGCGTGAGCGCTGGATGGGCGGCCCCATTTCCTTCCTGGTCAATGCAAAGAAGTGCGGCGGAATGAACATCGGAAACGGCAAAGTCATTGGGGAGTTTACCTGCGACCGCATAGATAGACTTGCCCCGGCAGACGAACCGTATGGCATCTATGACATTGGCGATGATTATGTATTACAGACTTGTCTTGAAAATGGGGCACTATGGGATTATGGGCACGGAACACCGCTTTACGGCTGGCACATCTCCGACCTGCTGATCTATGACCATCCGCGGGAGCTAACGGAGTTCCGGCGTGCAACTGACCCGTGCGATTCTTGCCAGGCAGAATACACATGGGAATGCAAAGACTGCAAAAAATTGGGCGGTGACATCAAGCGCCCGCCCCAGAGCTGGTGCTATGTGGAGGCGATGAAGGATGAATGACTTAAAACCGTGCCCGTTCTGCGGCAATACAAAAATTGGTGTTGTCAGGTCAAAGTACAATGGTGTCCCCTCTGGTGATGACGGTTGGTGTGCTGAGATAAAGTGCAAGTGCGGAGCCGACATGAAATTTTGGGCACTTAAAAAGTCTTGGGCAGAAGAAACCGCAATCAAAGCATGGAACAGGAGGGAGGAAAGAACATGACGAAGCGTTTTTGTGATCTTTGCGGAAAAGAAATACACAAGATTCAGGAAACTTATAGGGTCTGCGTGGAGAGCAACGCAAGCATCTACGCAAGCAACCCGGACATAGTGGATGTCATAGTGGATGTGGGAGAAATATGCCCTGCCTGCGCAAAGCGTATACACCAGACTGTGCGAGAGCTGAAACAGGAGGGCTGACAATGGCTGAATACAAAATCTGCTTTAGCGTGGCTGGGGCGTTTGGCGTTCAAATCAGCTTTGAGGCAAAACCCGGCGTATCCTATGAGGACGCTGTGTCGGCCATTGATAAAGACAGACTTGCGGAGCTGATGTGCCTTTCTGTCTTGGGCTGCTCCGCAAAGGACATTGAGATTATCACACCGGAACAGTACGAGGCGGTATTCGGAGGGGATGAGGATGGCTGAATGCATTGAGAGGGAAGCGACAATTAAGCGCATCGAAGAAGTTTATTGCGTAGGCTGCAACAGCTACAACGGAGTAAGATGCCGTGCGTGTGGAACCGGTGACGCAATCGACATGATCGAGGACGCACCAACCGTGGATGCCGTGATCGTGACGCGGTGCAAGGACTGTAAGCATAAAGGGTGGGTACAGGAGCCGTGCCACGGTAAGAGCGTTGATTATTGCAAAGTATGGGACTGCACTTTACGGAATCTGGAATCGACGTTTTGCAGCTACGGCGAGAGAAAGGACGGAGGTGCTGAATGAAACTGAAAGACTGGCTGATGATAGCCTTTTGGACGCTGGTTATAGCCGCTGGCGTTGCGTTTATCGTGCTTTATTTCAAAAGCATTCTGACCGCCGACATCCCCCTGTGGCTGAAACTGCACTTGTTGGGGGGGAAGTAAGCTATGGAAGATCGGGACAAAAAACTGCTGAAAGCCTATGCGGAGAACGACATGAGCATGAAAAAGACCGGCGGCGTGGTTTACCTGCACTACAATTCCATCCGCTACCGCTTTCAGCTCATTCAGAGGGAAACCGGGCTGAACCCACGGAATTTTTACGATCTGGAAAAGCTGTTAGCCATGATAGACGCGCAGGGGTCCTGACCACCTGCATCGGTAGATCAAAGGGGAGGGGCACTTCATAAAGGAGGCCCATTATGAAATACCGATACACCGTCCAGCAGCTCCAAAAAATGGAGCAGTGCCGCTACCTCACCGACCGGGAACGGCGCGTGTTCAATCTGGTTTGCCGCCGCGGCTGGGCGATCGAGGATGCGGCGGCGGAGCTGTACCTGTCCCGTTCCTCCGTGAACGCCTGCCTGCACTCCATCCGGGATAAAGCAGGCATCTCCCGCCCAAACAAAAAACATCCATAAGTCATGACAAGCGGTGTCCTGTGGTACGGTAACCATAGAGCACCGCTTGTTTTGCGCGCGGAAACAGGGGGTGTATTTTTGGAGAAGGAGGAATCTCTCTATGGCTGAATTTGCAAGCAAGGGCGTCGCGGGCGCTGGCCTCGGTACCGGCATTGCCGGTCTGTCTCTGGGCGTCCTGAACACTCTGGGTGGTCTCGGCGGGATCCTGCTGGGCAATCGCGCTGTCCCCTTTGCCGCTGGTATGGCGGCGGAGGCCGGATGCAGCGAGAACCACACGGTCAACCGCTACGAGCTGTCCATGGTGCAGGAGAACGCCAAGCTCCGCAGCGACATTGCCCTGCGGGATGCCAACACCTACCAGGACCAGAAGATGCTGGAGATGTACAAGTACATCGACGGCAAGCTGGGCGAGGTGCATGGTGCGCTGGCTTCTCAGGCGGTCAACAATCAGGCCACCAAGGACAGCTTCCAGCTGTTGCAGGAGCGTGTGGACTGCTGCAAGAACGAGCTGTGCGGGGCCATTTCCCGGGAGCGGGACGAGCGGAAGTGCGCTGACAACACCATCGTCACCTACACAAACGCCACCTTTTATCCCAAAATGGTTGCGGACATCACCACCGGCACCGGCACCACGCCCCAGTCCACCTATAACCCCCTCCCCGTCTCCACCTGTGGCCACGGTTGCGGCTGCTAAGAGGCGAAGAGGGAAGAAGAGAGGGGCATAGCGCCCCTCTCTCCCGTCATTGGAGGAATCTATGGTAACATTGGAACAGATCAAGCAGGGCGCCGCCCGCTATGTGGATGAAGAATTCACCGGCAAGCTCACCGGCTGGCAGAAATGGGCCGTTGGCGCCGGGGCCGCTATGGCCCTTGGCAATCTGGACGCCAGCCTTTCCACCCTCCGGGAGCATCCCGCCGTAAAGGCCCTCGGCGTCTTTGACGAGGCGGGGAACGTAGACCTTGACAAG